CTTCCTCCGGACATGGAGAAGTACGCACGGTATGTAAAGAAGATTCAAAGCTATGAAGGCAAGCGCGTGGTTGAGGAACGTATCGCGCTTGACCGCAACTTCCGTCCAACGAAGTGGATGGCTAAAGACGTATGGGTCCGAGGCATCATCGACATCGGCGTTGTAGGTTCCGAGAAAGCCTACCTACTGGACTGGAAGACAGGCAAGCGTAAGCCTGACAACGACCAACTCAAGCTATTCGCGGCACTAGCGTTCGCTGTGTACCCGTGGGTAGATAAAGTCACCACAGGGTTTATCTGGTTAAAGAGCGGCGAGTTCGACAAGGATGTGTTCACACGTGACCAGCTACCAGACATATGGAACGAGTTCATGCCAAGGCTTGAGCGCGTGGCTGTAGCCTACGACAGCGATAAATGGACGCCTAAGCCTTCTGGGCTTTGCAAAAACTGGTGCCCAGTAGGCAGAAATAAGTGTGAGTTCTGTGGAGTTTAACAATGACAGAAGATTTGGGATTAAGAAATTTAACTAACGACGAGCTAGTAGTTTGGGGGTTCGGCAGAGAAAAGCTAACGCAGTTAGAAATTGAGTTGCTGCACCGTTTGGAGAACATCCAAGCCCAGAGATTGGAGTTTGTTGAGCGCATCATGGCAGCGCCATGCAACAACTGCATCCATCTTGAAAGCATAATTCCTGACGACGCTATCGAAGATATTGAGCAGCTGGCTATGGAGCTACCGTCATGGCAATGACCCCAGAGGGCAAAGTCAAAAAGAAAGTTAAAGAGTACCTCCAGTCCATTGGCGCTTGGTACTACATGCCCGTATCTAACGGCATGGGTCGCGTCGGGTGCCCTGATATATTGGTTTGCCACAAAGGTCTTTTCTACGCGTTTGAAACTAAAGCGCCCGGGAAAATCAAGAACACGACACCCAATCAGGACCGTGAGATCGAAGGAATCAACGCAGCAGGTGGCAACGCATATGTTGTCGACGACGTTGAACAAGTGAAGGAGATCATCGGTGACTAAATCATCCAAGAAAGAACTTGAGACTAAGGCTGAGTACAACAAACGGCCCGACGTTCAGAAGAAACGCGTAGCCCAGAACAAAGCACGACGCGAAGCTATCCGCGATGGGCGCGCAAAGAAAGGCGATGGTAAAGACGTTGACCACAAGAAGCCACTGGATAAAGGCGGCAGCACGGACAAGTCGAATACCAGAGTTGTTAGCAAGAAAACCAATCGCGGATGGCGCAAGAAGAACCCTGAGATGTACACAAAGAGGAGCAAATGATGGAGACAGATAACACTGATGAACGAGTGTGGTCATACCTGCTGCGTAACCGGCAGACGGCTACCGCCGAGGACGTTGCACTGAACTGTGACGTTACCGTAGAAGAAGCCCAGAGATACATTGACCGCATTGGTTCGCCAGACTGGCGCAATGTGTCAACGCGTGAACATCCTGTGTTTGTTAAGAACGACAGCGACAAACCGCGCATGGACTTGCTTCCACCTGAGATGCTTATCGGCGTCTCTAATGTTCTTACTTACGGAGCCAAAAAGTATTCAGCGAACAACTGGGCCAACGGAGCAGACTGGGGTCGTTACTACGGCGCTATGATGCGGCACATGGTTGCTTGGTGGAGCGGCGAAGACGTCGACGACGAGACAGGGTTTTCACACTTGCACCATGCTGGGTGCTGCCTTGCCTTCCTGATGGCGTACGAGAACAGAGGTCTGGGAACAGACGATAGACCAAAAGGTGCAAGCAATGCTGGTATGGACGGACAAAAAAGCTCTAGTTCTGAAGCTGCGTGATCCTTCACGCGTAACGAACATCATCCCAACTGCCAAAGAGTTTTCTGTTAAAGGCGTACCCTACGTCGCAGTACCCCACAAAGTCACAGAGACTAAGGTTCTTAGAAACCTAGGGTACGAGGCACCTGCGCCTATACGGGAATACTATCAATGGCCCGGACGTTACAAACCGTTCGACGCACAGCGCGAGGCTGCGGCGTTCCTTTCTATGTACGACAGGGCGTTTAACTTGAGCGAGTTGGGTACAGGTAAATCGTTGGCGTCGTTGTGGGCCTATGACTATCTGCGTAGCGTCGGGAAGCTGAACAAAGTCTTGGTTATATCCCCGCTGTCTACGCTCGAAAGGACTTGGGCTGACGAGGTGTTCCAACACTTCCCTCACCTGTCGTACACCGTACTGCACGGATCGCGTGACAAGCGCATCAAACTACTGAAGGAAGACTTCGACGTTTACATCATTAACCACGATGGTGTGCAGATCATCGAACCTCACCTGAAGGACCGCAGCGACATCGACTTGGTTATCGTCGACGAGATCGCACAGGCTGCGCGTAACGCAGGAACAGACCGCTGGAAGGCGATCAACAAAGTCATCAATAAGCACGGCACTCCACGGGCATGTTGGGGTATGACTGGTACGCCAACGCCGAACGCACCTACTGATGCTTGGGCGCAGTGCAGACTTATCGTTCCTAGTTCTGTGCCACCGTACTTCAACAGGTTTAAGGGCCAAGTCATGCGTCAGTTGTCGCAGTTCACTTGGGTTCCTAAGTCTGACGCCACGCAAATAGTCCACGACATTATGCAGCCAGCGGTTCGTTTTACGCGTGACGAGTGTGTAGACCTGCCTCCACTTATGTACGAGACACGACAAGTATCTCTTACAAAAGAGCAAGAAAAAGCGTATAAGGAGATGGTCGCTAAGTTGCGTACAGAGGCGGAGCAAGGCGAAGTTACTGCTGTTAACGAGGCAGTAAAGATGGCGAAGTTGGTGCAGATAGCGTGTGGTGTTGTCTACACCAACAACAAAGACGAGGTAACACTCCCATCCACCCCGCGCATTGAAGAGACTAGACAGATAGTTTCGCAAGCCGAGGGCAAAGTTATTGTGTTCGTACCGTTTGTATCCTCTGTAAACATGGTAGCGGAAGAACTCAGTAAGGACTTTACCGTTGAAGTCATTCACGGCGGAGTCAAGAAAGACGAGCGCGACAGAATATTCGGCGCGTTCCAGAAAGGCAAAGACCCTAAGGTTCTGGTGGCGCAACCTGCCGCTATGTCTCACGGACTGACTTTGACTGCTGCGTCTACCATTATCTGGTATTCATGCGTCACGTCTAATGAAGTCTTTGAGCAAGCTAACGGACGCATCAACAGACCGGGCCAGAAGATGAATAACTTCATCATTATGCTCGAGGGCACTCCTGTCGAGAAGCGTATCTACAGCCGTTTGCAAAACAAACAGAAGATGCAGGGCGCGTTACTCGACGAAATTAAAGCAACCCGCGATTCTAGGATCGCTTGACAGATGTACGCACATGCACTAATCTGTTAACATGTGAACACGTATAGAGGTAAATAAACCGATGAACTTACTCAAACCTGAAGAGGTTTCTGAAAAACTGGGAATCACCAAGGCGGCGCTTCCAGCGTTGCGGCGGAGAGAGACCAGCTTCCCCCAACCTATTAGGGTCTCGCAGAAAGTCTTGCGTTGGGATGAGGCTGACATCGACAACTGGCTAAATGCCAAAAAGGAGAGCGAAACTAATGGCCAAGATCACAGACTTGGATGACGGTTCTTTATTGAAACTGTTCATCGGCTTGCGTGATCGTCGGGCACAGCGAAAAGCTGCATACGATGAAGACGACGCAAGCGACAAAGACAAGCAGAACAAAATCGAGATTGAGTTTCTGCGACGGTTCCAAGACCGTGGGATTGATAACGTATCAGCCCGTGACGTTGGAACAGCATACAAATCTACGCGTGCGTCAGCTACGGTAGCCGACTGGGAGGCGGTACTGGACCACGTTAGAGAAAACGACGCGTGGGAGCTACTTGAGCGTCGTGTTAACAAGACTGCCGTAGAGCAGTTCAAGTCCGTCGACGGCGACCTTCCGCCCGGTGTCAACTGGTCAGAAACACAAGTCGTCAATTTCCGCCGTAAATAACTTTAGAGGTAATCACAATGGCAAATGATATGGTCGCCATCAAGGCGTCAAAACTCCCCGCTCACTTGCAGGGTAAAGTAAAAACTAGCAACGTGTTTGCTGCCGCAGTATCCGCAGGTGGCTTTCCCGTTATCTCCATCAAGGGTAAGGTATTCCACATTCAGCGTGGCGACGAGCGCACTCTTGTCACCAAGAACGGTGAGGACGAGCCAGCATCCAGCTTGGAAGCAATCATCGTTGCGGTAAACCCAAACAAATCCAAAGTCTTCTATGACAGCGGCTACGAAGAAGGTTCAGCAGCAAAGCCTACCTGCTACTCGAACGATGGTGTCGGCCCCGCAGCAGACGCAGAAGAGCCACAGTCTAAGAAGTGTGCGACATGCCCTCATAACCAGTGGGGTTCGCGTATCACTGACAACGGCGGCAAGGGTAAAGCATGTGGTGACTCCATGCGTTTGGCTATTTCTTCTCCGAGCCAGATCAACGACCCAATGCTTATTCGTGTTCCAGCAGCATCGCTTAAGACGCTTGGGCAGTACGGTCAGCAGTTGGCGAAGCGTGGTGTCGAGCCGCAGCACGTCGTTACCCGTATCGGATTTGACTACAACGTTGCCCACCCTGCGCTGACGTTCAAAGCTGTTCGCTTTGTCGAGGAACATGAGATGGAAGAAGTCGAGTCCGTCCTGTTCGAGGAAGAGGAAACAATCAGCCAGATCACTGGTACGGCTGCGCCTGTTATGAACGAGAACGAGCATAAGGCCGATGCAGCACCTAAGCGCGAGTACCCCAAGAAATCAGAGGCTTTAGAGAAAGCTGAAGAGATCGCGGAAGCCGCACCTAAGAAGCGTGTTCAAGTAGAAGACGACGATGAAGCCGAAGAAGTTGTAGCCGCTCCTACCAAGAAGGTAGAGGACT